GGATTCTATCTGAAAGGAGCAGGCTCGACTCGTCTGGCGCTTGCTGGCCACCCATACCCTGGGCATACTCAGCGAACTGAGCCATGGGGTCGGGGGGTCCAGGTTCGGGGACAATCTGAGCCCCCTCAAGCTGCGCCAAAAGCGCATCCAAATCCTGAGCCCCTCCATCCATAGGCATCGCCTCTGGAGGTAGACCTTCAGCCCCAGGCGGCATTCCAGGTGGCATTCCAGGTGGAACACCCGGTTGCTCTTGCATTGCAGCCTCAGGCGGCATGCCCGCATCGGCTGGCATTTGCGCCATAATTTCTTCTGGTGATGGTAACTCTGCCATGTCCTATTACCTATTGTTGCAGCCCCGCTTGCGATGCTAACGCAGCTTCTTGTCCAGTGTCAACCCCAGGTTCAACCATTGGCATCATCTCAGGCGGTAACCCACCCGGCATCGCTGCTGCCTCAGGTATGACCCCAGGTGGTCCTCCTGCTGCCATCTCCTCGGTTCCAGGTGGAGGAAGAGGTGGTTGCAGGAACTTCATGTGCTCATCAATATGAGCCTTAAATCTATCGAAAATAAGTTTGCCCGGGCGCTCATTTCTGATCCACCTTATGTGCTCATCAATGTGGGCCTTATGGTCCTCAAACTCGTTCGGGCTGAAAGAATCATCTTCAAGCGAGTCGCTGAAATCAGCTAAACGCTCGTTCTCGGCCCTAGCATTAGTGGCCTCAATACTTCTAAGGCCCATAGCCTCGTTAAACCCACCAAACTCAAGGACCTCAAGGGCTCGCTCTTTCTCAATAACACCCATCTGAAGGAGGTTCAGGACTGTCTCCTGCCTCAACGTCTGGGTCCTTGGCATAAGGCTTTGAATATCAACGTATATGTCAGACCACAAAAGGTCCTGCTTCTGTATCTCAGAGACCTCGGCCTCATGGCGATCCCCCATAACAGAAACGGTGATAGTTTCTCCACCATACTTCTGCCACAGCCGAACCATCCTGCGACCAACATCAGACAACATAGTGCCCATGCTTCGGATGGCTGGGGCGATCTTCCTGGTGTCCAATTCAGCTAAAAACGCAGTCAACCGGCCTGTCGCATTCGATGTCGGCGTTTCACCACGGGATACATCGCTGATCCCAGCGGTATACTCCATTAGCTGCATCTCAGTATCAAGTAAGCCACTGACAACCCCGGACATAGGGTTCAGGGATAACTGCTGCGGTGCGCCAGTGCGCGGATTAAACTCATTCAATGCACCCGGCTTAGTGCTTAGCCCACCTCGAATCAAGGACCCTCGCGGCACAAGCCACGGCGGTCGAACCTCTTGATCTCTTCGTGCGCGCATAGCATCAAGTGTACGCGCAAAATCTTCCTGCAATCGCAGGAGGTCCGCTCCAAGGCCGCAACCATGGTCCCTATATGGCTTCGGGCGAAACTGCATCATGTAGACAGGGAACTCTCCCAGGAGCAGCCTCTCCGTAAACGAGACAACCGTGTCACCAGCGACGACAATCTCAAGCCCATCTGGGTGAGCGTACCCGGGCTTCTCCCAATACCGGAGAACCCGAACCCGATCATTATTCTCGTTGTAGTCACCGCTACCCTGGTCCAAATCTTTAACCATACGCATCTGTCGGTGCGTGGTCCCATCCTCGTCTGCGTCATCATCAGACCTTTCTATATTCGGGTTATCGAAATATAAACGGGCCTCCTCTATATGCATCGTGCTCTCAAAGACACACCAGTGCGCGTTGTCAATGCCGCCAACACCGGGCTCCCAATGAACATTGAAGAGATCTACAGGCTGGACAACGAACCACCCGTCACGGCCAACGGCGGAGTCTTTCATCCTCCCCATGCCAGCCTCAGAGTCCCAATCCACGTATATACCTGCCTGATTAAACAGAACAGCGCGCAGCGCAACTTGATCTAAAACGCTATCCATCCGGTTGCTTCTGTAGAAAAACTGCAACAGCTTATCCACGCCACGGGCAGACTGGTACTTCCGAGCATCGTCACCAATAGGATCGACAACCCACGTCGGGTTGTTGGATGTAATTAAGCTCGCTGCTGTTTGAGCTAAAACAGCCATCACGTTGCAGACACTGCGGTCATCAAACCAGTTCGGGATACCGCCGTCTGCATCTGTCTTGTTTGGCCGAAGGCCACGGGCAACTTCTAGCGCGACTCGAACATATACACCTTCCTGCGCGAGGAGCACTGCTTGAGCCTCCTCTAGTCGCTCTCTCTTTAGGTCATACGCGAAATCGAGCCTGCCCTCTATCTGGTCAATAAGATCCTGCTCTCTTGCTTCTTTTTTGTCGGACATTTCTTAACTCGCCATCGAGCGTTGAGGGGTATAGTTGTACATCTGCTGTATAAATCCAGGAACAGGCATGCCCATGCTGGTGTCCGTGCTAGTGTTCGTGGACCCAGGTGTTGTAGGTGCCTTGCTTGGAGGCTGATCCTCTGGAGCAATTTCCTCAGCGTATTTCTGTAGCTGCTTCTCCACCGTTGTCTCCTTTTCGTCCCGAATTGCTTGGCGTATAGAGCCCACAGTAGTAGCGGCTACAGCGCCAGCCATTGGGTCTTGTCCCAGTAACTGGGCACCAATAGCGCCAACGCCGCCACGAAGCGCGCCCGATTTAGCGCCAGCAATCGCGCCAGCTTTTGCGCCGACAAGACCTTCGCCCGCTATAAGAGCACCCGCCCCGCCAGTTACTGCCCCCAGCGCAACCCCAGTAACGACACCCTTCAAGATCCCGCCCAGATCAAGACCGCCTTTGTCCTCATCTCTCCAAGACCCGCGTTGAAAGCTGCCGTAATACTGTGCCATCAGGCGTCTCCGTATGTCCACGTAATAGCATTATCATCTTTCAGTGGGTCGTATTCGTCAAGCGATTGCTTTTGCCTTAGCGTTTCCTCTCGCTCTAGCGCAACTGCTTTCATCTCGCTTGCAACGGACCTAACCATCGATCTAGCACCTAAAACAGTAGCAATGTGAGCAGCCAAGAAAACCAAAAGGACAGTGTAATCAAAATAATCCACAGAATCTTTTCCCCTATTTGCACCAAAAATTGTTTTCGTCCTCTTCGTCGAACTCAAAATCCTCATCGAACTCGGCATCGCTCAGCAGTGGCCTCGGGAAGTTGGACTCTGGTGGATCGTCGAAAAACGCATTGTCTAACCCGTCATCCACGTAGTCGCTTTTATCAACCTGCACATACCGCGTTGTCGTCTTTTCATCAACAAGTTCTTCAGAGTCGATCCACCTGATATCTCTCGACACAAGCTCAGTCATCGCAGCAGCACGGAACACGTCGTCGCTGATGCGCACACCATGCGGTGTCTGCCTGCCCTTCGACGGGCAAACCCAGCTTTGGTGAACGTTGTCGTTTTTGATCACAACACGTCGGATGATCCACCGGGCTTCCTGAACCAAACGCTCATGACGCAACAGTAGCGCACCCGTATTTATTGTGTGCCTGAACATAGCGAACAGGCTTCTCAGGTTTTCCTGTTGTGGCGAGAACCCGATCTGCTTCCCTTGCGATTCCCCGAAAGCATCGAATGATTCCTTCGACACCATCGATGGGTAGTTCAATCTAAGCAGTGTATTGATGACAGCCAAACCGCCACCAGCGCGCTCCACGATCATCTGGGCATCGTTGTACCACCTTCCTATGCAGAAAAGGTACTCCGCGAAAACGTCTGTTGGTAGGTCGTTCCTGTAGAATACACATACGATCTCGTTGTCGCATCGTACTACGGCAGCACTGTTGTCGTTAGATGTTCCCTCTGCGGGGTCAACACCCATGACATACATGCGGTCGGGCTCTGGCTCCTCGATGACATCGATGCACCCATCCTCATGCGGCTCAGGCTCTGGCCTATCTTCGTAGTCAACCTTAACAAGTGGGTTTGGTCCAAGTCTCACCTCCGGCTCGATAAACAACTCGTACTTACAAGAACTAAGTTGGGCATCTATTTGAAGTTGTCTACCTTCGGCGGTAAGATAAGAGTATTGGGCTGCGGCCCATGCGTCTTCTGGCGTCTCCGGGAACTCTCGCTGGAAGTCTTCCGTTTTACCTCTAAAGCGCGTACTCAGTGTTCTGTTCTTCCAGTGCATCTGACCAAGCGTCATTCGCCCAGAAAGGAACACCTCATGATCAGCAGCCTCCAGCCATCCGATCTCGTCGAGCGCCTCCGGGTCGCCTGCCAGCGCCTTCTGGCCTATCTGTTCAATGACTGGATCGAGAGTGTCCTTGTATTCGGGATGGATAGTCCATGGGACGAAGACTCGCTCCCACTCTGACCACTTGTCGGATGCGGACTCCCACAGTTCCCAGAACAGGCCCTGCGGCCCGTTCGACGTGGACTCAAGTATGATAGTGGACTCTGGCGTGTCCGGCACAGTAGGCATAAGCGCAGCGATAACCTTGTCGCCGTTGGGCCAGAACGCGCACTCCGATCCGTGAATCATGTCGCGAGTCGTCCCACGCGACGCCTGCCCCTGACCAGCAGTATCAATATCCAGGATACTACCGTTGGACCATTCGTACATACGGTCAGTAATCTTCTTCACCGTCGTCCAGTTATCTGTGATAACTGGACTCAAATTTTCCATCATACGGCGGTTCATCGCCATGATCGAGCGCGTAGTCTTCTCACGGTCTCCGATCACAAGAGAGTCATAGTAATCCCTGAACCTGCAATGGTGCAGTGCAATCGCCTGCGAAATAGTCGTGCAGCCCCACTGACGCGCCTTGAGCACTAGGATGCGAACGGGTCGTCCCTCCCGTTCCATCCTGTCGATAGTCTGTATAACTTGCAGTTGACCTGGGTTGGGGTCGAGGCTTACGAGCCCACCTTTGATTTTTTGCTTCGGACGGATCTTCAGTTCATTTCTGAAGAAGAAGGTCATGTCATCTTCGCACTTCTGGAGATACAGCTTCCTTGCTGTAGCCTTATCCATTCTTCAGCCTCTCGCTATAATCGACTTCTTCCTCTGGCTCATCTAGGTCAGAGTCTGCCACAATCATCTTAGACATGGTGCTGGCCATCATCTTGGCTACACGCTGGCGCTCCTTCATTCCTTGAATCAAGCCGCTACCGACTGCGAACCTGTCGAGCGCGGACATGTTCCCGTTGACCACTCCGTGGTGAGCCCAAATTTCTAAAAGGGTGTCGGATGCTATCTCCATGTCGCCTGCTCTCAGGGCAGCCATGAGTTCCCGTTTCAGCTTAAATAGCTCTGTGTTATCCTTGGCCATTTTCCAACTCCTTTATCGTGACTGTTAGTCTGGCTGAATGGATCTTCTCTGCATAGAACTTCCTGATCGTACAGGTTGCCACCTGACAGTCGTCGCGCCACCATCCTGTTTCATTGAGCGCATCGCACACTGACTTCATGATGTTATCTACATCGGGTTTCTTGTCGTGCAGGATAAGCCCTGGAGGATCTTTCTTTCTAAGAAGCCTCTTCGGTCTATCGAATACCGCGTCGATCTCGATATACAGCGGTCCCTCCATAACCTCTTCTGGTCTGTACTGAGAGGCCATAAGTGCGAACTGTGCTTCCCACCTGACCTGCTTCGCTGGAGTGTATGCCCGCCCGTTTGCTGTCCGGTGCCTGGACTTACCCTTGGGCTGCATATTGACAGTGAAGGTCACGTCTTTCATATGATGCTCCCGAATATGCTTTTTGCTCTACCGTACTTAAGTACCTCGTCCACCGCTTTCATTGCAACTGAGTAAGGGGATTCGA